GTATACAAGATAATCTTTATGGTGTATATAGAGCAGAATCGGAACTAGCAGATCAAGATTGTATTGATTCATTCAAGCTAATACCTTGGATTGACGATCATGTAATGCTTGGAAGTGAAGATGCAGGACTTACACCGTCAGAACAAAAAGGTGTGCAAGGAGTTATTGGTCAAGATGTATATTTTGACGGCACTACGTTGAGAGGGAACATCAAGGTATTTTCAGAAGCAATGGCTAACCTTATTGAAAATGGAAAAAAAGAATTGTCGTGCGGATATCGATGCAGATACGAATATGAACCTGGCGTTTATAATGGTCAGGAATATCAATATGTGCAACGAGAAATACGCGGCAATCATTTGGCATTAGTTGATAATGGACGCATGGGGCCGGATGTAGCAGTTTTAGATCACTTAACTTTCACTATAGACTCAAAGGAGTTTCAAAAAATGGCTAAAGACACAGAAAGCAAAAAAGACGATAAAGTTGAAGAAGACGAAACCGTTTATGATGCTGAAGAAGAAAAAAATGATGAAGTAGAAAAAGCAGTCAAAGATGAGGCTGCTGAAAAAGAAGAAGTTGAAGATGAAGATGAAGAAAAAGAAACTTGTGATGAAAAGAAATTAGAATCAGGTATGGATGTTGCAGAAGTAGCCAAACTTGTTCAAAAAAACATCGCTAAGAAATCTAAACTTTATGACACATTATCAGTTCATGTTGGAGCATTTGACCATTCAGAAATGGATTTAGATAAAATGGCTAAATATGGCTGTAAAAAACTTGGTTTAGAAGTAGAAAAGGAATCAAGAGTACAATTCCTTGAAGCTTATTTGCTAGGTAAAAACGCTTCAACTGCTGTTGTAGCTATGGACAGTGCTACACCTAAAAAGGGCAATTTCGTTCAACGTTTTTTAAAAGGTAAACAATAATGACTGCTGCAACTTTTCAATCAACGATTAATGTAACTTTAGGTTTTGGTATTCCTGGTGAATTAATCGTAGACGGCCCACAACGTGTTGATGTTCTTAATTTAGATTCAGTAGGTGGATATATCGGTACTGCGTTCACTAAATCTAATACCACTAACGTTGCTTCACAAGGTGGTACTATTGCTTCTGGTGTTGTATTCGCTGGTATTTTAGTGAATCCAAAAGTATACGCTTCTTTTGGACCTGTTGTTGGAAGTCCATTAGATCCTACATTATTCTTATCTGGTTATAATACAGGTGAGTTTTTAACTATGGGTACTATTGTAGTAAACGTAACAGCTGCTGCTAACATTGGCGACTTGGTACAATACAATACAACTACTGGTGTATTGTCTACTGTAGCACCAGGTGCTTCTGCAACGACAGGTAATGCTTTAATCCCCAATGCTGTTGTTTGGAATTATCCAACAACTTCTGCTGGATTAGTAGCAATCCGCATCACTGATTAATTTAAGGATATTTCACTATGAGTAAATTGTTAGAACGTAGTCATTTATCAGCTCGCCAAGTTGCGTCTGTTCAAATGTCTGCAAGTGATGTTGCGGATTATGCAGCATTACAAGACTTAGGTATTAATTTCCCATCAAAATCAGTAGCTCAAATGGCTGCTTATGCGATGGATAATCAACAATCAGATGTTTCTCAACCTTCTATGACAACACCTGTTCAGTTCTTACAGAACTGGTTACCAGGCTTTGTTAAAGTAGTTACTGCTGCTCGTAAAATTGACGAGTTGGTTGGTATTACAACTACTGGTTCTTGGGAAGACGAAGAAATTGTACAAGGTTTATTAGAACCAATTGGTAATGCCGTACCTTACGGTGATTATTCAAACGTTCCTTTAGCATCATGGAACACTAACTTTGTTCGCAGAAACGTAGTTCGTTTTGAAAAAGGCATCAAAGTTGGTATGTTAGAAGAAGCAAGAGCCGCTCGCATCAGAGTATCTACTGCTGCTGAAAAACGTAGCTCTGCTGCTTTGGCGTTAGAAATTCAACGTAACCTTATTGGTTTCTTTGGTTTCAACGGTGGTAACAACTTAACTTATGGTTTCTTAAACGATCCTTCGTTACCTGCTTATGTAACTGTTGCTGCAACAGGTACTGGTACACCTGCAACATTGTGGAGTGGTAAAACATTCTTACAAATTATTGCTGATATCCGTGTTGCTGCTGCTCAATTGCAAACTCAATCACAAGATACCATTAACCCAGAAGATGTTGAATTGACATTGGCATTATCAACTAACACATATCAATATTTGTCAGTAACTTCTGACTTTGGTATTTCTGTTCGTGATTGGTTAACTAAAACTTATCCTAAAATGCGCGTAGTTTCAGCTCCACAGTTGAATCTTGCAAATGGTGGTGCAAACGTATTCTATCTATATGCAGAACACGTTGATGATGGTGCTAGTGATGACAGCCGTACTTGGGTACAAGTTGTTCCAGCTAAATTCCAAGCGTTGGGTGTTGAGCGTCAAGCTAAAGCGTATATCGAAGATTACACCAATGCTACAGCAGGTGTACTTTTGAAACGTCCTTATGCAGTTGTTAGATACTCCGGCATCTAAAATTAAGTATAATAGATTGCGCAGAATAAACCCTGCGCTTTCTATTAATCTACTTGGAATTAAAAATGGCTAAAATATATATCTACAGCACACTGGCAAACGATCAAAAATATACTAACTGGATTAAAGGTGGTGGTGATGTTCCAGTAGAAGGATATTCTGTATTAGTTAAAGGTGGTACAGGTGTTGCAAATGATCGTTTTGTTACGCCATTAGGTGTTGCAACTGAAATTAATGATATTGATTTAGAAGAATTAAGAAAAAATCCTGTGTTTAATCAACATGAAAAAGATGGATTTGTTTCTGTAAGTACAAAAAAAGTAGAGGCTGAAAAAGCAGCCGCTAATATGAATTTAAAAGATGAATCAGCACCTATGACTGATTCTGATTACGCAACAGAAGAAGATTCACCCAAGGTTGGCAGAAAATAATGACTTCAACTACTCCAGTTTATAATGATGTGGATTTTCGTAATCAGTTCCCAGCTTTTGAGAACACTACTTTATTCCCACCTGCGCAACTGGAGGGATGGTGGACTATGGGAACAGCGTACATAAATATCGATAATAATTACCCTTGGAACTTTAAAACCAAGCAATTGCAATTAGCTATCGATTTAATGTGCGCACACCTTGCTCAATCATTCACATTAATTTCTCAAGGCATATCATCAGTGGTGGTGACAGCTACCTCTGAAGGCACTGTTAACGTTACTATGGAAGCACCTCCAACTCCTACAGCTTTTGGGTGGTGGTTAGCTACAACTCCTTATGGCGCTCAATTAAGAGCGTTATTAAGAGCAGTTGGTAATGTTGGATTATTTGTGCCAAGAATTCAAACAGGCGTAGGTTACTGGTGAGTGGATTTGACCTATCTAAAATTGAAGCCACTCTAAATAGAGTTAAAGGTTTTAATAATAAGGTAGCGCAAGTAGGCGTACCTAAAGGTCCTACTTATCCTGCTGATCGTGGTGGTCAACCTGTCGCATTTGTTGCTGCTATACAAGAATTTGGTGCGCCAGAAGCTAGTATTCCAGCTAGACCTTTTATAAGACCGGCTGTAAATAAAGATAAATCTGCTTGGGCAAATTATATCGGCAATGGTGTTGTAAAAGTTATTAATGGTAAAACAAGTGCTGATGATGTTTTATATAAAGTAGGATCAATAGCACAGTTATCCATTCAGGAATCTATTAAAAACATTTATGAACCTGCACTAAGTCCTATTACAGTATTGCTTAGAAAGTGGCGTAAAGAAGGTGAAACAATTACCGGTAAGACTGTTGGGAAAGCGGCTAGTTATGTTGATTCAGGTGTTGATGCTGGCAGTGATGACAAGCCATTAATAGATGATGGAATTTTATTATCATCCATTAATCACGCTGTAAATAAAAAAGGCTCGGAGTTTACAGTATGAATTTAAGAGGCATTGTTAATAAATTTACACAGGTTACTAATCCAAATACGAAAATTACTTGGAAGCAATCTAATGGTTATACAACCAATGCGGCAGGAAAGCGATTACCTAAATTTATCAATTTAACAATTGATGCTAATATTCAAGCATTAAGTAGTACAGCTTTAACGCATACCAATGGCTTAAACATTGTTGTAACGATGCGTAGTGTTTATATGTATGGAAATGCACTTGCTGTTGTTAGAGCGGATCAATTAGGTGGGGATGAATTAATATTTCCAGAAGTTCCAGGCACAAGTGATAAAATTTGGTTAATAACAACTGTTGTTGAAACATGGCCAGATTGGTGTCATGTCATCGTTACTATGCAAAAGAACTAATATGTCTACAACAATGGATTTAACAGATCAAGATGTATTCACTGCCTTAGTAAGTTTCTTTGGCACGTTTCTTCCTGCCGGTACACCAGTGGTTCAAGGACAAGAAAACCTTGTTTCTATGCCTCCTGATGGCTTTGTAGTGATGACTAACTCAGGATTAGATCGCTTATCTTTTAATGTGGATAATTATTTCTCTGATACACAGCTAAAAACCATTTTAACGCCTACTCGATATACGATTCAGTTGGATTTTTATGGTCATTTATCTTCACAATGGGTAATGGAAACTATTGCATTATTTAGAGATGAATATAGCACTGAAATGTTCCCCGCAAACATACAGCCTTTATATGCGGATAATGCAATACAAATACCATTAATTAATGGTGCGGAAAGATATGAACAAAGATGGTCATTAAAAGCAAATTTGCAATATAATCCGATTATTACAACAGACCAGCAATCGGCATTGGAACTTAAAATTAATCCATTGCCAATTGACCAAACCTTTTTACCCTAGGAGATTTTAATGAGTACCATTCCTTTTTCAAAAGTAGTATCGGTAGTACCTTCAGTCTTATCGGCTGGTGGCATTGCTGTTGATCTTAACGGATTAATGCTTACACAAAATTCTTATGCTCCCTATAACAGCATATTGACTTTTACTGATGCAGCATCTGTTAAAAGTTATTTTGGCTCTACTTCAACTGAAGCTACTTTAGCTAGTGTTTATTTCAATGGTTATTCTATTGGAACACAATTGCCTGGTAACTTGTTATTTGCTCGATATCCTGAAACTGCTATTGCAGGTTGGTTAACGGGTGGAAACATCTCAGGTATTGCTTTAAGCACACTACAGGCTTATACAGGCACTTTAGCAATCACTGTTGGTGGTGTTATTCAAACATCAGGAACTATCAATCTAACAGGTGCTACAAGCTTTAGCAGTGCGGCAACTATTATTCAAGCAGCATTTACATCGCCACCATTCACAGTAACTTTTGATTCTGTTAAAGGTGGATTTATTTTCACTACAACAGCAACAGGCGTAACAGCAACTATTACTACTGCTGGCGTTGGTACATTAGCTACTAATTTATTATTGACATCAGCTGCTGGCGCAATTACTTCTCAAGGTGCTGCTGCTGCTGTTCCTGCTACATTCATGGATAATATTATCACTCAGAATCAAAACTGGGCGACATTCATGACTGTATGGGAAGCATCATGGGTGGCTAGTAATGCAACTCCTAATGACAAAGCACAATTTGCAGCTTGGAGTAATTCTGTCGCTCCACGTTATTTATATGTGTGCCAAGATTCAGATGTTAGTGCAAAAAATGCTGCATCAACAAGCGCCTTTGGTGATTATTTACAAGGATTGCAAGATGTTGGAACATGCCCAGTATTCTCTAATGCTAACGATGCTACTCTTGCTGCTTTCGTATGTGGTTATGCCGCTTCATTAAACTTCACACGTTTAAATGGTAGAGCAACATTATGCTTTAAGATGCAATCTGGTTTAGTTCCTTCAGTAACTAATTCAACTGATTATGCTGGCGTATTAGCTAACGGTTACAATGCTTATGCTGCTTTCGGATCTAATAATCCTGCTAATAATGAAAATTGGTTCACACCAGGTTCTGTTTCAGGAAAATGGTTATGGGCAGATACTTACTTAAACCAAATTTGGTTAAATGCAAATCTTCAGTTAGCACTTGTTAACTTATTATTAGAAGTAGGTTCAATTCCTTACAATAGCCAAGGCAATAGTTTAATTTATTCAGCTGCTTTAGATCCAATCAATGCTGCTGTAAACTTTGGTGCTATTAGAGCAGGTATTAATGTTTCTGCCGCACAAGCTGCTGAGATACAATACGCATTAGGATTCAATGCTGCTCCAACTATTGCTGCACAAGGTTACTATTTGCAAATTGCACCTGCAACAGCACAAACTAGAGCTGCTAGACAATCACCTCCTATCACCTTGTATTATCAAGATGGGGAATCGATACAACAAATTACTTTGGCATCAATTGCAATTCAATAGGGATTAATAATCATGGCTACAATTACTTCTGCTAATGCTGTATTAGCATTGGGTATTAATACATACTTTCCAGTACCGCAGATCATTCAAGGCTTTGCTGTTGATGACGCATTTGAATCAGAGTCTGTACAACAGACTGAAGTGCTAATGGGCG